TTACGAGGCGATGAAGGAAGCCGCTCGCGCACGCAATGCCGCCTTGTCACAGGCGGGACGGGATATCGGCCAGCTGCCTGCGGTGATTGACTCAAAGCGGATGGAAGAGTGCCGCGACAACTTCCGGCTGTTTTGTGAAAGCTACTTTCCGCTGACGTTCAATCTCGAATGGTCGGATGACCACCTTCGTGTCATCGCCAAGATCGAGCAGGCGGTCTTGCATGGCGGATTGTTCGCCATGGCCATGCCGCGCGGCAGCGGTAAATCAACCCTTGCGGAAACGGCCTGTCTCTGGGCGATGGTTTATGGCCACCGTGATTTTGTGACGCTCATAGGCAGCGATGAAGGCCATGCCCTGAGTATGCTCGATTCGATCAAGGCCGAACTGGAATCCAACGAACTGCTGTTGGAGGATTTCCCGGCGATTTGTTATCCGATCCATTGCCTCGAGGGAATCGCCAATCGCTGCGGTGGTCAACTTTACCAGGGTAATCGCACGCAAATAAGCTGGACGGCCAATGAAGTGGTTCTGCCGACGATTGAAGGCTCGCCCGCCTCAGGCGCGATCATTCGCGTGGCTGGCATCACCGGTCGCATTCGCGGTATGAAGTTCAAACGTCCCGACGGCCAGACGGTTCGGCCTTCGCTTGTCATTCTGGACGATCCGCAGACCGATGAATCGGCCCGGTCGCTTAGCCAGTGCGCCAACCGTGAGCGCATTCTCGCTGGCGCGGTGTTGGGTCTGGCGGGGCCGGGGCAAAAAATCAGCGGAATCATGCCATGTACCGTAATTCGCCCCGGCGATATGGCCGATCGGATTCTCGATACGGAAAAACATCCCGAATGGAATGGCGAACGAACCAAGATGGTCTATACCTTTCCCGACGATGAAAAGCTCTGGGATCGTTACGCCGAAATCCGTGCGGATTCCCTGCGTGCCCATGGTGACCTGCGGGAGGCCACAGCGTTTTACAGGGCTAATCAGCAAGCGATGGACGCCGGAGCGAAAGTGGCCTGGCTGCCGCGATTCAATCATGATGAGGCGTCCGCGATCCAGCACGCGATGAATCTGAAATTGCAGGATGAGACGGCGTTCTGGGCGGAATATCAGAACGAACCTCTGCCGGAGAATGTCGGCGAGGACGAACAGCTTACCGTCGATGAGATCGCCCAGAAACTCAATGGCCAGAAGATCGGCGAAATTCCAATCGGCTGTAACCACCTGACGATGTTCATCGATGTTCAGGGGAAGCTACTGTTCTATGTTGTCGCGGCGTGGGAATCGGATTTTACCGGCTATGTGGTTGACTATGGGGCCTATCCCGACCAGCGGCGACGATACTTCACGCTCCGTGACGCCCGTCCGACCTTGTTGGACGAGAAAAAAGGAGCAGGTCTGGAAGGTTCGATCTACGCCGGACTCGAAACGCTAACCGGTGAGTATCTTTCCAAGGAATGGAACCGTGACGACGGCGCGATGATGAAAATCGAACGCTGCCTGATCGACGCCAACTGGGGAACATCGACCGATGTGGTCTATCAGTTCTGTCGCCAGTCAAACCATGCGGCGGTTCTATATCCAAGCCACGGACGTTACGTCGGCGCGTCATCCACGCCATTCGCCGAATACAGGAAGAAGCGTGGCGACCGGGTCGGGCATAACTGGCGGATTCCCAACGTCCATGGCAAGCGGGCGATTCGGCACGTTTTGTACGATACCAACTACTGGAAATCATTCATCCACGCCCGATTGGCGGCGGTGATGGGCGACCGGGGTTGCCTTTCGCTGTTCGGACGTGATCCGGCACGTCATCAGCTTTTCGCCGAACATCTCACCGCCGAGTATCGCGTCAAAACCTCCGGTCGTGGCCGAACGGTGGATGAATGGAAACTCCGTCCCGAAGCCCACGACAACCACTGGTTCGATGGCATCGTCGGCTGCGCGGTCGCCGCCAGCATTCAGGGGGCGATTCTGCCCGGTACACAGGAAATCGCCAAGCCCGTCGCCAAACGTTTGAAGCTCTCCGATATCAAGCGTAGTTCCCGCCGTTAAATCCTTCCCTGTGGTTTTTCCAAAAAATTTATCCGCTCTCCGACAGTTGGCCTACGCGCCGGGTAAGAAATGAATGGGCCAATAAAACAGGCTCATTTTTAAGGATAACGAACATGACGGATGAACTTCAGCAATCCATAGAACAAAACGCCACCGAGCCCAAGCGGGTTCGGGGCGATAGCGGCGAGGTCGAGCAGCATTCGCTCAAAGACCAGATCGAGGCGGATCGCTATCTGGCATCCAAGAAGGCTGCGGCCAAAGGCATGGGAATTCGGATTTCCAAGATGAAAGCGTCAGGAGCGTAAAGAGCGTGGCGGGACTTTTGAACAATATTACCGGCTTGTTCCGGCGAAATGGCTCGCAGAGCCAATCGGCCCATGGCGGCTTCTGGCGAGGGTGCCAGCGGCACGGGCTGAATTTCGTGCGGGGACGATTCGACGCCGCGCAGACCACCCATGACAATCAAAAGCACTGGGCGGCCGCCGATGGATTCTCCGCCGACCTTGCCGCCTCGCCGGAAGTTCGCCGCCAGCTTCGTGAGCGCAGTCGCTATGAAGTGGCCAACAATTCCTACGCTCGCGGGATCGTTCTGACGATTGCCAACGACACCATCGGCACCGGCCCGCGATTGCAGCTGCTCAGCGACGATACCGAATTGAACCGTCAAGTTGAACGCGATTTTGCCGCATGGTCAAACGCCGTCGGCCTGCCGGAAAAGCTCCGCACGATGCGGATGGCACGCTGTCAGGATGGTGAATCCTTCGCTCTATTGATGGCCAACCCCAGGATCAGCCACACGATCCAGATGGATGTGCAACTGATCGAAGCGGATCAGGTGGCTGGCGAACTGACTTTTACACACAAAGACAACGACATCGACGGCGTCAAACTCGACGAACACGGCAACCCTGTCAGCTATCGCGTTTTGAAAAAGCATCCCGGCGGGCAATCGTTCAGCGTCAGTGACGACGCGAACATTATTCCCGCCAACGCGATGATTCACTGCTTCCGCTCGGATCGGCCGCAACTACATCGCGGGATTCCGGAGATCACTCCGGCCTTGCCGCTATTCGCGCAACTGCGACGGTTCACGCTGGCGGTTATCACCGCCGCTGAATCCGCCGCCAATTTCGCGGGCATTCTCTACACCGACGCGCCCGCATCCGGTGAAGCCGACGCTGTCGAGCCGATGGACTTGATCGAACTCGAACGAAACATGCTGCTGACCATGCCGGGCGGCTGGAAGATGAGCCAGCTTCAACCCGAGCAGCCCGCGACGACCTACGCCGAATTCAAACACGAGATTCTCAACGAAATCGCCCGCTGTCTGAACATGCCGTACAACATCGCGGCTGGCAATTCCTCTGGCTACAACTACTCGTCCGGTCGGCTTGACCACCAAACCTATTTCAAGGCGATCAGGGTGGATCAGGATTTTATCGCCCGCACGGTTCTCGACCGAATTCTGCACGTCTGGCTGACGGAGTATCTGCTCGCGTCAAACAAACCTGTCAGCCGAATCCTGCCGCCGCACCAGTGGTTCTGGGACGGAATGGAACATGTTGATCCCTACAAGGAAGCTAACGCCCAGAAACTCCGTCTTGCAAGCAATACCACCACACTCGCCTACGAATACGCCCGTCAGGGCCGGGACTGGGAAGAAGAGCTTCATCAAATAGCCCGTGAGAAAAATCTGATGCGCGAGCTTGGTCTTGGCAGCGATGAAATCAGCAAACCTCAAACTTCAGCTACGGAGAACAAAGCAAATGGATAAACAAACCGAATTCTTGATGATCGAGGCTGCCGCCGATGGCAGCGGAAAGTCAGCCAATCCCAAAGTAATGGGTATCGCCTATTCCGGCGGCAAGATGAATCTGCCCGGCTGGAAGCATCCGGTGGTGGTCGATCTTTCGGGATTGGCGATTCCCGCCAACGTGCCATTACTGACTAACCATGAAAACCGAACCGCCGCTCGCGTTGGTCAGGTCGCCGCCAAGATTGAAGACGGCGCGCTGATGATCGAGGGCGAGATTACTTCCGCCAGCGGAACAGCCAGCGGGATTGTCGAGCAGGCCAAGGCCGGTGCGGATTGGCAGCTTTCAATGGGCGCGGAAGTTACCGACAGCGAGTTCGTCAAGGCCGGTTCCCGCGAAATCAACGGCCAAACGCATGACGCGCCGTTCTATCACGTCAAAACCGCCACACTTCGTGAAGTGTCCGTTGTCGCCGTTGGCGCGGACGTTCAAACCAAAATGCATGTGGCGGCCATGTTCAATCTGACCGGCCAGCTTACCGCTGAAGCTCAATCTACAAACTCAAAGGAAACCACTATGGACAACGAAAACAAGAACGATAAAAGCACCAACTCTGAAACCAAACCCGTCGAGACCGTGACCGCCGAAGCGGACATCACCGCCAAGGCCATTGCCGACGAACGCAAACGGGTCGAAGCGATCACCCAGATCTGCATGGGTGATCATGACGCGATTCAGGTCAAGGCCATCTCCGAAGGATGGACGACCGAACGTACCAGTGCAGCCGTCCTGCAGGCGATCCGTGACGCGCGCCCGATGGCTGATGTAAACATTGCCGTCAAGTCACAAGCGGATAGCCGTACCAAAAGCAATACACTGGAAGCGGCTCTTTGTATGCGGGTCGGTTTGTCCGGTGATGAACTGCTGGCCAGCTACGGTGAACAGGTGGTTAATTCCGCCGACAAGATTCGGGGCAAGAGCCTGCCCGATGTGCTGGCTGAGTGTGTTCGCATTGAAGGGATGGCCGTTCCTGATGGCGATACCGGGTTGATTCAGGCGGCGTTCAGTACGGTATCTTTGCCAGGCATTCTCTCCAACGTCGCCAACAAGCGGATGCTCAAAGCCTTTGAATCCCAGCCGTTGATCGCTCCAAAACTCTGCAGTGTCGGCGATCTGAACGACTTCAAAGAAAACCAGCGTTTCCGCCTGACCGATGTGGGTGATCTGGAGCCGGTGGCCGCCGATGGCGAGATCAAGGACGGCTCCGTTCGTGAAGACAAGGCCACCAACCAGCTCGACACCTACGGAAAGAAGTTTGTGCTGACCCGCAAGATGATTATCAACGACGATCTGGGCGCGTTTATGAAGTTCCCGACCTCGATGGGTAATCGCGCGGCCCGTCTGATCGATCAGCTTTTCTTCCAGCGGCTGCTTTCCAACCCGACCCAAGGTGACGGCAAAAAGCTGTTCCACACCGGCCACAAGAATCTTTTGACCGGAGCGGACAGCGAGTTGAATCACGAATCATTGTCCCTGGCGATCTCGATGTATCTGGATCAGACCGACGCCGACGGTCAGCCGATCAGTGTCGAGCCGAAATTCCTGCTCGTCCCGACCGGCCTCAAGCACGACGCGATTCGTCTGACTCGTGGCAGCCAGTTGATCGTCTCTGGCGGTGACGCCACCAGCGGCGTGAGTCCCACGCTGATGCCCGCGCTGAACGCTCTGGCTGATGAGAACCTGACGGTGATTTCCAGCCCGTACCTGACCAACGCCAACTACACCGGTAACTCCGAGAACGGCTGGTACTTGTTCGGCGATCCCAATCAGGTGGACACCTTCGAGATCGGCTACCTCAAGGGCAAACGCACCCCGACCATTGAAAAAGGCAACACCGATTTCAACACACTGGGTATGTGGTTCAGAGTCTATTTCGATCTCGGCATCCGCGAGCAGGACTGGCGCGGCCTGCTGAAGTCTGACGGCGAGTAATCACTTGCATAACAGGAATATCAAAAACCTTCACATTACGGAGATAAAACCATGACAGCGATTTTTAAACAACGAGGCGACGCGATCAACCATGTTCCGACCAGCGATGTATCCGCCGGTGATGTGGTCGTGCAGGAAGACCTGATCGGCATCGCCAAGCTCGACATCAAAGCCAACACCCTCGGAGCCTTGGCCCTTACCGGCGTATTTGCCATGCCCAAAGCCATCGGCAGCGGTGAGGCCATCGCCGTTGGCGCGAAGGTGTATTGGGATGCGGTCAATCTTCTGGCGACGACTGACGATGCGTCGGGGGCGAACAAGTTCCTCGGCAAATCCATTCTCGCCGCCAGTGATGACGATGCGACCGTTCAGGTAAGGCTCTCGCAATGAGCATAATGAGCAAAGGAGCCGATTGGCTGGAGCGTCAGCGCCATAACCACATGACCGTTGAAGTGCAATATCAGCGAGATAGTGAGTCGATGACGCTCCAAGCCACCATCGGCAGAACAATCTTTGAGACCACCGACGATTACGGGCGGATCACGAAGATCGAGTCGCGGGACTTTTTGATTCGGGCGTGTGATCTGGTCATGGACGGCCAGATCACCACACCCACCGCTGACGACAAGATCATCGAAGGCGGTTTTGTCTATGAGGTGATGAGTCCCGCCGGTCAGCCGGATTGGCGGTACTCGGACATCAACCGCCAGACGTTGCGAATTCATACGAAGCAGATTGGGCCGTAGCACGGCAGGCAAATAGGAAATGAAAATGACTGAACATTGCGACAACGAAAAACACTGCCAACAGCAGTTCGACATTCTTTTCGAGAAGCTCGACCGGATCGATGTCGCCATTCGAGGTAACGGCAAGCCCGGCATCATCGTGCGTCTGGATCGGTTGGAACAGTCCGCCAAATCGCAGGCGAAACTCATCTGGTTGTTGGTCGGAGCGGTCGCGGCGGGACTGACCACCGCGATTGCGACAATTTTAGTGAACTAAAGGTTAAACGATGTCAATGATCACCCAAATCGCCATCGCTGTGAAAACGGAACTGAATGACACAGGTTTTTCAATTCCGTTCACAGCGGAAATGTCGCTCCTGCCGGTCTTTGAACTCAAGGACATGCGGGAGTTGAAGGTCACGGTTGTTCCCAAAGCCCAGAACTTTACTCACCTGAGCCGAGGTGAAAGCGGTCGTGAAGTCCAGATCGACATCGGTGTCCAGAAGAAGTTCTCCGGCGAAAGCGAAGCGGAAGAGTTACTCGGCCTTGTTGAAGAAATCGCCACGCGTTTCGATGGCAAACGTCTGGCGGAATTTGGAAACGCGATCTGCGTCAAGGTCGCTAACGAGCCGGTCTACGCCCAGGAACATATCGAGCAATACCGTCAGTTCACCAGTGTGCTGACATTAACTTTAAAGGTTTTTTGAGAAAGAAATTATGAGCTATCGAAAACGTCCAATTGAATCGACCGACTTGCTGCAGGATGACAACGGCGCGCTGGTTGTTCGCGGCGGGATGGAAGGTAAAGGCAAGCCTGAATTGCTCTGGTGGGATACTGGCAGCGACACTTACGCCGACCCACAAACCGGAAACGTAAGCCATGACAGCGGCGTGGTGTTCATTCGTGTGGCGGCGGGCGGCGCGTTGGTTTCGATTGACGATGAGATCGGTAGTGAAAAACCGTTCATCATTCCGCCGAACTATTGGCGAGAGATCGTTATCCCCGGTGGCATCCCCGCAGGCAGCCGCATTGTAGCTCGGAACCTTACCAGCGGCGTCAACTTCCGCGAACTGGCGGTGGAGGTGCGATGATGGCTGTCTGGAAAAAGGAACCGATCATCTGCGAACCACCAATGGAACAATGGAGTTACTTCCAATTCCCTTATATGCAGAGTCTCCAGCGAATTGACGCGATCAATCTGCCGAATCTGTCTGAATTGTATTTAGAAAATCAGGCAAGTTTGACCGAATTCCCGTGGCAGGATGTTCCAAGCCTTCAATATCTCAACCTTTATTATTGCGGATTTGTTGAATTGCCGCTCTGGAGAATCCCCGCTCTTGAATACTGCTATTGCTACGACAACTACAACTTGATTTCGGTCGACGCTCATGGCCAGACCAGCCTGACATCTCTGAATGTTTCATACTCGACAGCGGTGACGGCGGTGAACGTTACAGGTTGTACGGGATTGAACTCCATCACTTTAAGTAGCCTGTCTTCGCTGGCAAATTTGGACATCTCCACGTGTTCGGCTTTGGCCAGTCTTAATCTGAATAGTTGCGACGGCATTACCGCACTCGCAACCGCCAGTTGCCCCAGTCTTAACCGACTGTCGCTTTATTACTGTGATGGGTTTACCAATCTGAACATCAGCAATCATGCTCCATTGGAAAACCTTTATCTCTATCACTGCGATTCGTTGGGGGATGTGAATCTGACTGGCTGCGACAGTCTCGACTATATCTACATTCGATATTGCCCGCTCGATCAGGCCGCCGTGGATCAAATCTTATCCGATGTGGTCGGCAATGGACTGAACAATGGCTACCTGCGGATTGATGGCACGGGCACGGCCGCTCCGTCCAACCCGGATGGTCTGGCATTGAAGGCGACTCTCATTTCTCGCGGCTGGACGGTCTACACCAATTAAAGGAACAAAACCCATGAAAGAAATACAAGCGACAACAGTACAGGTCAAACTCTCCGACGGCAATGAAGATCAATATGTCCTTGCTCACGACGGTGAGCGGATTATCGAGCTGGTGGAACCAAACACCGGCAAACTTGGCGTCCATCCCGACAAGACCATGTTGGCGGGAACCAAGGCGGAAATCGAAGCTGAAATCAAACGGCTGGGGCTCAAGGAAAAACTCACACGCGAAGAGAAGATCGACCGATGTCGCGCGGAACTGCAAGCCAAACATGAAATCAGACAGGGCCAGCAAGATGTTATTGATGAAAAGTAAATTCACCTTTGATCATCGCAAGGTCGAGCGAGCAATGCGGGATAAATCCATCCGTTCGCTGGGGCATGCGGGCGCGACGATTCGATTGACGGCGAGGCGAAGTATCCGAAGGTCAAAGAGTGCGTCACCTCCCGGTCAACCGCCACATACGAGGTTCGGCCAACTCAAACGCTCGCTGCGGTACAGCGTCGAGAAAGCCCGTCAGCGTGTCCTGATCGGCCCGACCTATTCGGTGGTCGGTCGCAGCGCGACGGCTCACGAGTTTGGCGGGCGATACCGTGGGCAGCGTTATCCAAAGCGGCCACTGATGGGCCCGGCATTGATGAAGATAAAAGACAGGCTGCCAGGTATGTGGGCAGGCTCAATCAAATAACCACCAACTTTACGGAGATAGAACAATGGCGATCAGACTCGGAATGGAAGCGAAGATTTATCACGGTGCGGCGGGTTCGACCGCGACCAGTGAGCTGACCAACGTCAAGGACGTAACTCTCAACCTGGAAACCGGCGAGGCGGATGTGACCACGCGCGGTAACCAAGGCTGGCGGGCGACGGTTGGCACACTCAAAGAGGGTAGCGTCGAGTTCGAGATGGTCTGGGATTCGGACGACAGCGGTTTTACCGCCATCAAAAACGCCTACTTCAACAACACGCCCATCGCGCTGGCGATTCTGGATTACGAAAACGGCGAAGGCCTGGATGCGGATTTCAGTATCACCAACTTCTCGCGTAACGAGCCGCTGGAAGAAGCGATCACTGTCAGCGTAACCGCCAAACCGACCTATTCAACCCGCGCACCGGCATGGGTGGAAGGCAGCGGAGTCTAACTTCTGAAATATTCATGAAAGGTCTGACACAATGAAAACATTCAAAGACAACGCAGGCAGAGCATGGACGGTCGCGGTCAATGTCGCGGCGATCAAACGGGTCAAAACTCTGCTGGACATAAACCTGATGGAAGCCGTCGAAGGCGATCTGCTCGAAAAGCTTTCCACCGACCCGGTTCTGCTCTGCGACGTGATTTACGCGATCTGCAAACCAGAGGCCGACTCGCAAAACATCACCGATGAGCAGTTCGGACAGGCTATGGCGGGCGACGCGATTGAATCAGCAACATCGGCGTTGCTGGAGGAGCTTGTCGATTTTTTCCCTTTGGCCAAACGGCAGGTTCTTCACAAGGCACTGAAAAAGCTACGGGCGGTGGAGGCCAAGGCGGCAGCCTATGCCGAGGCAAAACTGGACGATCCGGCGCTGGACAAGCAGATCGACGACGCGCTGAACGATATTACCGATTCTGCTTTGAACTTGCCGCCATCGCGGGCGTCGAGCCATGGGGCTTCACCTTAAGGGAGCTTCTCTGGCTGGCGGAAGCCAAGAGCAAGGATAACTGGCAGCATACATCCGCAGCCATGACCTTGCTGGCGAATATCCACCGCGATCCGAAGAAGCGAAAAGCCTTCGCGCCCAGTGATTTCAACCCGCA